GTCCTTATCAGACTTTATTACCTATTATCGTCAGATAATAGGGCCTCACTAAGATGTGATACACTTGTATTATATCTTGGAATGGTAGGCTTGAAACTTGATGCAATATATGCTATCTAAGCTCTGCTACCTCTATCTTCAGTTCAGTGTTAAACCGTTGATATACTGAGTGGCGGGACGAGAGAACCTCTCCTTCCCTTCTCATCAGGTATATAATTCCTTAAGAAAGAATCATATATTCCTGACCAGTTAACTGATGGGACTTGTATCCGTACTTAACGGAAGAAAATGTAGTAATGCTACTTAAATCTTCCAGATCGTAGCTGATCTGTGGGATTCATGTAGTCTTATATAGACTATATTGTAATTGGCACAATCTCGGCTCCCGGGGCTTTATTCCGGGAGTATGAAATTGATAACCAATGTGGTATCGACCACGCTCTTCAAGGAGTGGCTGCTGCCCATCATTTCTTTATTAAGAAATAAACGCCCACTCGGAGTGATTACCGAGCCGCGGATGGAAACAGACTTCTATAAATCATTGTTTACTAATGAAATCGAAATTCCAACAGAAGATAACATCTTCATGGACCTTCAGATTTAAAAGTTTCAACTTTGAAAATATGGATGCCATGATCTCTCGAAAGGGAGGTCGACCTCTTATTAGAGTAATCTTACGATTAACTCCAGTTTGAGGTGGTCGTACTACTAAGGCTGTCGCAAGTATCACGAGATTGATACTTGTTAGATTTTCAAAGATTGCTGTTTCTCAAGGTATACCTGGATTAGTTAAATATCTAAAATCCGCTTCTGTAAGGTTACAGCAGTGGATTGGAGGTATGCCACCTATGGTGTTATCACCAAGGATTGGCCTAACTAATGATGGCTTACCAAGAGTGCTTCCAATAGTACTTAGATCTTGGCTTAGAAAATCTAGAGTCTTTGCTATGAAAATGGCATTGACTTTATTTTCTTTATACCGGGATTTTCGAATTCCGGCAAAGATTAAGCTCGAAAGTATTACTAAACCATTCTCTGGAAATCAAAAGTTCTTACAAGATTTAGAGGTTTATATACCTCAATTTTGTAAACTTTTCTGTCCAAATCAATCTGGTAGAGATTTATTAAAAGGAAGATTTTCATACTTCCCTATTAATAAAAGCTCTCCTCAGAACCTTTCTATTACGTTATCACGTTATATTAAGGTGGGAACTGCATCTACTAATCCATTTACTTTGATTAGATCTGCTCTTTTGTTTTCTGAATCTCAATTAAAAGATTTAGAAACATTAGCTTTATTAAGTATAAAAGACCTTAGTAACATAACTAAGATCTCATCTACTTTTAAAGAAGAGTTTAGAAATAATCCAGTATCTGTAATTAAGTGGATACGGATTGCCTTTGATTCTTTCAGTAAAGAATTTCCAAAGAGAGTCCAAATACGTAATCCGTATTTAGGAAAACTTGGTTTATTATTGGAACCAGCCGGTAAAATGAGAGTTTTTGCTATGGTGGATCCATGGACTCAAATGATCTTAAAACCTTTCCATAGTGCAATCTTGAAACTAGTATCAAGATGGCCTATGGATGGTACTTTTGATCAATTAGGTCCTTTGAAACGAGCCTGGGGAAGTAATTCCCTATACTCGATGGATTTATCCTCTGCCACTGATAGACTTCCAATTTCGCTTCAAGCTTCTCTTTTAGGTAAGGTATTTTCCTTATCTGAGGAAGAGCGATTAGCGTGAATTAGAATTCTAGTAGATCGTCCATATGGTTTACCTTCGTATGCTAATCGAACTCTTGAGTTCGTTAAGTATAGTGTTGGTCAACCAATGGGTGCCTACAGTTCATGGGCAATGTTAGCTTTAACACATCATTTTATCGTGCAAGCAGCAGCATGAAGAATCGGGTATCCTCATAATCGTTTATTTATGGGGTATGCCGTGTTAGGTGATGATATTGTAATTTTCGATAAGAAAGTTGCAAAATCATACCATAGGGTAATTCAAAATATTGGAGTTGAATGTAATCTTTCAAAATCTATCATATCTCCTAAAGGGATAGGATTAGAATTTGCAAAGAAAACATTCTATAAAGGGATAAACGTTTCCCCAACTCCATTAAAAGAATTATTCTCGGCCCTTCAATCTCCGTCACAATTAATTATGTATGGTAAAACATACGGATTAAGTTTAGCGGGATTGGTTAAAGTGGCTGGTTTTGGTTTTAGAGTTCTTGGAGGACTTAATCGCCCTCTTCGAGTCCAAAATTACAAAATTTGCCTTTTAGCTATGGGGGTAATGTTTACTTCTGTAGACCTTGTAGATAAGTATTTAAGAAAAGGATTATATAAATGGATGAAGGATTCAACCTTCTATCTATTATTAATCTTTTATCTTGAATCCCTAGTACAAAAGTTATCTGATAGGTTATTACAAACCATGTCAGATTTCTCTAGAGAGTGAACACCTCCTATATTGGTGTCAAGCTTCTTTAAGGCAAAGGGACCTTTTACACTTCAGAAATCATGAATATCAATAAGAAATCTTATGATAATTTATGAATTAATTTACTCACCTTATAAGAAAAGATCTCTTGAAGAAATGGCCAATCTAGAGGCCGATCTTCTTGAACTCTTTACTGAATTAAGGGATTATATTAAATACGATATCTCAATTTCATTAAGGAAGAATTTTCCTATTGAATTTAATGAGAACGTAATTCTTAGTGTTAAATCTCTCCTTTTAAAAGTTGTTAAAGCAACTTCCTCTGCAGGAGCCTATTCTAAGGAATCTCTAGAACTTAACTTAGATAATCTAAGTAAAAGACCTGGAGCTCCAAAGATTCATCGAACATTGATTGGAATGAATTCTTTAATTAGAACTTTACCAATACGAGATCTTCAAAAATCTTTGAAACTACAAGATAATCAAGAAAAGAATGATGATATAATTGAATCATCTATCTTTGGCCTTATAATCTATTTGATGAAAATCTTATTAACATCAATGATTAAAACCTTACAACGTCTTTCAAAAGTATTTGGAAGTAGTCGGTTCTTAACAGCAATTAGTCTTTCACGAGTTCTCGTGAGACCAATTCCGTTTGGAGCCCGAATATCATTAAGTTCTTTATCATGGGTTAATATTAAAAGAATTCTTTTAATAATGACAGTTTCTCAAATCTCTCTGGCACTAGTGAGCATGCTTATATTAAGTATGTCGCTGAGTACAGCGGGTTATTTGAAAACAACCATGTTTGGATCCTTATTGGAATATTGGCCTATCTCTTATGAGATGTGCCAATCTACTCTAAGCTTACTTTGGAAGTATTCATCTATCTGGTCGATAATAGTAACGATTAATCACTGGACAGATCTAACGATCTTATTCCATGAACAATCGTCTACTTATACCCAATTATTTGGAGCTATATTATCTTATTTATGGGTGATTAATTATTCAATGGCTGAAAATTTCTTTTCAGTATTGATTAATGATCCTACTCATATTTGAGATGCTGTAGCTATCAGGGAACTTCGATTGATTGTCGATTCTATTGGATGGAGCTATACCTTATTATCAGAAAAGATAATAATATCAGTTCCTTCAATTATTAGTCCTTATATAGGGACAATATTTGATTGGCTGAGTGGTATTGGGAACACAACTCTTGCCTATATTCATTTTGGATTAGCATCCTCATGAAATTGGCTTGTTGTTGGAATCCAGAGTTATATTACTCCCTCAAATCCAATTGCGGCTTCAATCCTCGAACCCGTGACCAGAAATGTTGCTTCCTTAATTGGAGGATGGTTGTTATGGTGGATAATTAGATGGTTATTCTTTAATAACTAACTAATTTCCTTGGCAATCTTGACTCTTGTTGAGTCTTAGTAGGCGACCAAGTTTAAATAAATAAGACCAGATCTAATTTAATTTAGAAATGGATTCTTATTAAAATCTTGGAACCCAATCTGATGGGTCCTATAAAAGAAGAAGAGCCTTAAACAAGCTTGGCTACTTTTATAGTACGAGG